GGCCGGCGGCGCAGCGGGCGGGGCCCATTGCGGTGGAGTGGGCTGGGCCGGCGGAGCCCATTGACCTTGAGCGACAACTGGTGGCGGGGAATATTGCGGAGGCAGAGCAACCGGCGGCTGGGCGTACTGGGGTGTTGCCGGCGGGACCGCCCCGTCGATTGCCTTGTAGCCCTTGACCTCGTTGGTAGCGTCGCGGACAACGCCGTCGGCACCTGGCCCAGCGGGGCGAAGACTGACCTTCAGCTGAAGCGGACGATTGTGCAAGGCGGCGGAGTCCTGCACTTGGATGACGCCGGTGGCGTGGCAGATTGCGGACAGGGTCTTGTAAGCGATCTCGACCGCGACGGGGTTGCTGTTCACCAAATTGAGGCGGTCGAAGAACTTCTGGCCGGCGTACTCTTGCGGGGCAAGGATCGTGAACTCGAATTCCAGGTACTGGCCGGTGCCGTCCTTGGTCGGCTTCATCTCGGAAGCGGTTGCCATGCAGATGTACCAGCCGGCCGGCTTGGCTTCCGGAGCAACGCTCGGGGTTACTTGACTGGCGTCAAAGTTAAGTGCAGCTGACATTTGAATCTCCTAGGTTTTACAGCGGTTGAAAGTTTAGCAGGGCCCTCTCAGCGTTTTCTCGCCGGAGATTGTGGGACTGTGCCCGGGCCCTGTAAAACTCACTCAAACTAGTCCCGATTGAATACATCAAGACCAGATGAATTGTATATCTCACCGGCCAGATTGTTCCAGCCCTTTTGCTGGGAAATTTGGATGTCGCGAGTGACCCCAAAGCGGTTGCCGGCGACATAGCCGGGAGTTCGATTCACGGCAAGGATTCGTCCAGCATTGGCGCTAACTCCTTTGACCAGAGTTTTCGTCTTGTCTTCCGAAACGAATAACGGCTCATGCAGAAACCCGACTATGTCAGCCCATTGGGTCAGCATTTCGCGTTTGCCGTATGCTTTTTGGTTTTTCGGCGAATGGAGCAGCAAGTCCCATGTGTCATACTCACCAAAGGCCGGATCAATGACCTTGGCAGCGAAGACGTGGCAAGTGAGAATGATGTTAATCCGGCCATGGGTGGCAATCCAATCGCAACGAGACAGGAAATTGCCAAACAGCTCGTTGGCGTATTGATAGGCTTTCCCATATCCACCCAGCGCGCTTTCCATGGTTAGCGCTTTCTTATTGTTGGCGGCGAACGCTGGATCGGAACGCAAAACAGCCCCGTGGATCAACCGCTCCAATGCCGTGGCGCTGTCGAACACTATTGATTGGTATGGAAACGAACCTTGCTGAACCTTGAAAACGATCTCGTCCAGCAAAGTCATGACATCTGGAAAAGATTCCAACAAAGGGACGCGATTGACCGCCACGCCGGCAAACCCTTGCTCCAGCGGGATCAGAAGAGCCCTTGGCGCCGAACATGCCAATGTGGTTTTGCCGACCTTTTCAACTCCGGACACGACGACCCGAATTCCGGTTGAAGTTGAAGAGTGACTAACATAATCGAGAATGCCCATTTTGTTCCTTTGTTGTCGGCTGTGAAGAAGGCCGTCTAGCAAGTCTCGACCGGCCAAGTCCTTCTAGGGCTTTCTTAGTAGGCCCAGTGCCTGCGGACTAACTGCATTGTAGCAGGGTTTCCTTAGTTGTTGCGAGATTGAGCTATGCGAAGTAGAACAAGATACCCAAGCAGATCCATGAGCACGTCCTCGTCCTCGTCGTCTTCTTGAGCGGCCAACCGACTCAGCTTATCATCAAGCCGAACTTTGATCTGCTCAATGGGCGAGGCCCGAGAGAAGATGCGTTTTGGCTCAAGAGCCGAATTGCCGTACTTGCGGTTCTTTGCGATGAGGATGTCATTCACTTCTACCAGCACAAGATGAACTTTTTCGGCGAAGGTGAGCTCGACATTTCCCACGTCTCCCCGCCATTTGCGAAAAGTGAGTTTGTTACGTTTTTTGCTCATCTTACACCGCCATTGGCGCTTTAATCGCCGGATAGTAATGGTAGTACATGAGATCGATGTCCTGTGGAACTAATTGTTCCAGTTCGAGCATTGCTCGCGACACCTTATCAAAAGGATCGCCGCGGTCATCCACAACGGCAGTGACACAACGCATTTTGGAAAGATCGAGCGTTGGCAAGGGATATGGTTGTCGTTCGAGCTGGATACTTACCTGCTCAAGATGGTTGGTATAAATGTGTGCATCGGCCAAAAACATGGTCAAGTTCTCAGCCCGCAAACCAGTAACCCGAGCGACGAGATGCAGCAACAGTGCGTAAGACGCGATGTTGAATGGCACTCCGAGGAACAAATCACAAGAGCGCTGATACATCGTCATGCTCAATCCGCCGGTATCGGGATCGACGTGATATTGGTGCAGGACGTGACAAGGTGGCAGCGCCATTTGATCGATTTCGTTCGGATTCCAAGCGTTGACAATTATCCGTCTGGAGGTCGGGTTCGTCAGAATCTCGCGGATGGCTGTTTTTAACTGATCTGTCGAACAGTATTGAAAGTGCCGGTTCGTCCCGCGGTAGTTGCGCCATTGCGCCCCGTAAATCCGACCGAGATCGTCGTCGCCTCTTCGATGCAGGTTGTTAAGCCAGGCAACATTCTCGTTGGCGTTGGCGTCCCAAATAGTGCAGCCCAAATTCCGAAAGGCCTTGGCGCTTTCGTATCCCCGGATGAACCCCAACAACTCGCCAACGACCTGACGAAAAGCCAGGTGTTTGGTTGTCATCGCAGGGAACCCGTCTGCCATATCAAAAGATAACATGGCTCCGGTAATGCGCAGGGTCGGCACGCCAGTTCGATTCTCGCAATGCTTACCCTGCGCGAGGACATCCTTTAACAGGTCGAGGTATTGTCTCACGCTTTCACCTTCGGCGGCTTGAGCTCGATTGAAGGAGAGGCCGGTTTGCTGATCAGCGCCTTTTCGAAAACCTTCGCGGCCTCTGGGCTGATCTGAACCAATGTCCGATAGGCTGCGGTTTCGAGTTCTGGTTTGAACCTGACCAAAGAATCGGCATTGACCCCAATTCCTCTCAGTTCAACGCTGACGGCAGACAACGCCGCCGCATCCACCCTACGATCGATCTTGTAGGTTCCTTTCAGTTCCCATCCGGATTCAAGCGGGAAGGTATTGACCCCTTCAACTGGCGTCGGGAAATACTCCTCCATCACCAGTTTGCGGAGCCGCATCTCGTTCTCGACGAGCGGTTTGACTTCGGCGAGCCTTGCTTGCGCTTGTGACCACTCAGTGAGCAAGGCGCGCTTTTCGATTTCGGTCATGTTGCTCCCCTACGCCCCGGTTGATCCAAAGCCGCCGGCCGCCCGTTCGGTGGGGACCAACTCGTCGCACAAAATGAATTCAACGCGTTCAACCGGAATTACCATGGCTTGTGCAATCCGGTCATTTGGTTGAACCGTAAAACCACCCCAATTCGACGAAGGGTCATTGGTCAATCTTACCTTGACCTCGCCTCGATAGTCGCTGTCGATGACGCCAACACAATTGGCCAGGCGAACGTCTGAATTGAACCCGTGCCCGCTTCTGGAAAAGATCAGCATGACGTGACCTTTCGGAACTTCAAAGGCGAGGCCGGTGTCAAAAGTTCGAGGCGCTGCCTCCTTCACCAACTGGGGCGCTTCGTTGATGCTGTACAGGTCAAAGCATCCTGATCCCGGGGTAGCATAAGTCGGAATCCTTGCCTTGTAGTTAAGGCGCTTGATCTTCAGTTCCATTTGTCCTCCTTGTGTCAAGTGAGCCTCATTTTAACCTGAAGTTTTGTCTCTCGTCAAACGGACTTTAGTTCCCCTATCAGTCTCCCCTTATTGTGTCGCCCGAAAGAACGCAATACAATGGCCATTCGTCAAGGCACATCATGGAGAAGTAAATGGCGTCCAAGAAAACAGAAGCATTCGACCAGCCCGGTACGTTGATGCTTAGAACAATATCCTTGCTCAAGGCCAGAGACCTCTTGGAAGTCTATGCTGAGACAAAGATATCCTTTTACTGGCTACGAAAGTTTGTAGCCTGCGAATTCAAAAATCCCTCGGTCAATCGAGTACAATTTCTGTTCGAGTATCTCAGCAAACAACAATTGCTCTGACCGAGGGAAAGTCAATGCCGACCAGATTTCAAAACATCCCGGCCGAGTTGCGGGCTCTCAATCAATGGGTACTTTGGCGCTATGTTGAAAAAGACGGGAGGATGACAAAAATCCCGCTCACTTCAACAGGGCATGCAGCTAGCGTCAGCGATCCGAGTACATGGTGCAGTTTTGAACAGGCAATCGCCGTTTGCTCAGGGTATAACGGAATCGGGTTTGTTCTTCACCATACAGACCCTTTTACCATCATTGATCTCGACAACAAGCCAGAACATCCTTGTACGCCCGAGCAACTTGAACGGCATACTAAAATCTTTCATGCGTTTAACAGCTACGCCGAACGCAGCGTTTCCGGAACCGGTGTCCATATCATTGTCCGTGGTCGCATCCCGAGCGGGGTTCATCGAGACCATGTAGAAGCCTACAGCACCGGCCGCTTTATGATCTGCACCGGAGACATATTGCGAAACGTCCCAATCTCCGATTGCCAACAACTTCTCGACATCATTTATGGCGAGATGAAACCGCCCGAATCAACCACGCTGGTTGATGTTGAAGCGGTCGCAGATGACCGGGAAATCTGCGAGATGGCGATGCGGGCCGTCAATGCGGACAAGTACAATTCCTTGTGCCGTGGCGAGATTGATGAGTACCCAAGTCAATCAGAAGCTGACTTTGCGTTGCTGTCGATAATCGCATATTACACGCAAGACAATGAGCAGGTCCGGCGATTGTTTCGGATGTCTGCTCTTGGCAAACGGGCCAAGGCGACCCAAGACAATGTCTATATAAACCGCTGCCTTGAAAAAATCCGAGCGAAACAACCAGCTCCGGTGAATCTCTCGGCCCTTGTAAACAATGCTCAAGCGCTCATGGAAAAGAAGGCCGCCCCGTCGCCAGAGGTCAAACCTCCCAAAAACAATCCCTTCTCAACCGTTGAACTGCCACCCGGGCTGATAGGGGAAATGGCGCAATACTTCTACAAGACGGCAGTGCGCCCTGTTCCGGAAATCGCCCTTGCCGCGGCCATTGCCCTGGCCTCTGGGGTTTGTGGGCGGTCATACAATGTGTCCGGCACTGGGCTGAACCAATATCTGATCTTGCTCGCCCGTACAGGGTCAGGCAAGGAAGGCGCCGCGTCCGGTATCGACAAACTCATCGCCGCTGTCCGCCCGCAGCTTCCAATGGTGGAGCAATTTCTTGGTCCGGCGGCATTTGCTTCAGGCCAGGCACTTGTCAAGGTTCTGAATGAGAAACCCTGCTTTGTCTCGGTGTTGGGTGAATTCGGGCTAACCCTGCAACAGCTGAGCGATGCTCGGGCTAACAGTGCCGAGAAGATGCTTCGAAAGGTTTTACTCGACCTGTACGCCAAGTCGGGGTGGCATGCTGTTCTGCGATCAAGTGTGTATAGCGACATTGAAAAGAATACCAACTTGATCCAAGCCCCGAATGTCACCATCCTCGGTGAAAGCACGCCGGAAACCTTCTTTGACGGTCTAGACGCCAGTCATATTTCAGAAGGCTTGATCCCGCGGTTTTCAGTCATCGAATATACCGGTCTCCGCCCGTCTCGGAACAAACACTGCCATGTTGCACCGGACGCTGGGTTGATCCAACGCTTCGCTGATTTGTGCGCTGTCAGCATTACGACCACGAACAACAACTTGGTCGTCAATGTGCAATTCGATAACCACAGTTTGCGGTTGCTCGACGAGTTCGATGTACGGGCCGATTCCATCATGAACGAGTCCAAGGTTGAGGTCGAAGCTCAGGTTTGGAATCGCGCTCACTTGAAGGCGCTGAAGCTGTCCGCTTTGCTTGCCGTGGGCGTCAATCCCCATCAACCTGTGGTCACAAATGACCTGGCCCAATGGGCAATTGCCTTCGTGACCCGCGACTGTACCCTGCTTGCAGGGCGGTTCTCGGCTGGGGATGTGGGCAATGGTGACAGCAAACAGTATCATGACTTCAGGCGCATTGTGAATGAGTTTTTCGCCTTGAGTGCTGAGAAGCAAAGTGGGTACGGGGTCACCACCGCAATGCTCAAGGCGAAAATTATCCCATACCTTTATCTGAGCCGGCGTACAGTCAATCTGGCAGCATTCAAAAGCGATCGGCTTGGGGCAACTGTCGCACTGAAGAGAACGATCCAAGGTTATCTTGATTCCGGGCTATTGGTTGAGATTCCGCGACCGACATTGGACAAGACCTTTGCTTTTTCTGGAGCAGCCTATGGCGTTGGCAAGCACTGGAGTGCCTCGAAGCAATAAAACCAGCAAATTCACTCGGCCTTGGAAATCAATAAGTTACAGTTGGGTTTAAGGGCAAATAAAGGGGCAAGTGGTTGATTTCCAAGGCATTTACTGAATATAAGGTATAAGGGTGTAAATCAAAAAAACAGAAATGGAAATGGAAATGGAAATGGCTGGAAATAGGGGAATTGTGTAATTACCTTATATTCATTATATCCTTATATTTCATATACAAATCATTGATTACTAACGGGAATTTTTGTTAAGACTGGGTATAATTCCCCTTAAATGTGCAGCAACTGATTGATTTCCAACAAAAAACGAAAGGTAGAGTGAAAATGAGCGGTGCCATGAGCAGAAACAAGGGCCAGAGAGCAGAGCGGGAAGTGGCGAAGTTGCTTCAACCTGTGGTCACAGCAGTATGGAATGAGCTTGGGAAGGATGGCCCGGCTCCGAACCTGCAACGCAATCTCATGCAATCTCACAAAGGAGGCCATGATCTCGTTGGCTTGGATTGGCTGGCGTTAGAAGTCAAACATCAAGAACAATTTGCTCTAGCAGCTTGGTGGCAGCAAACCAAAGAGCAGGCAGACAAAGCAGGGCAACGCATGCTTGTCGAAGTCGAACCTGTCCTGTTCTATCGGAAGAACAATGTCGCGTGGCGAGTAATTATGCGCGGCTACCTTGACGTTCGAGGTGGAGGCCGGGTTCGTTGTCCGGTCAACATTGGGATAGAAGCTTTTCTTGTTTGGTTCAAATTGCGTTTACTTGCGGAACTAAGATGATGTTTTAAGGTTTGCCTTGTTGCCGTAAAATGGCTGTATTGATCAACCACGCAGGGAATATCATGGGCAATGAAGCAGTTCGGGAGGAGCGTCGTCTTCGCATAGCGCAACTTCGTGAGGAGTTGGGCATGTTGATTCGTGAGGATCGTGAAGACGTGGATGAGAGCAAAGGAGATTTGCTTGCTCGTTGTCATGAGTTGATGGCAGATAACCTTAAATTGGCTGCTATCAGGTTGTATCGGGACGAAACAGGTTCAACGCTCATGGAAGCTGCTCATGCTTTGGGTATCATCGTCCCAGCATTCCACGCAGTCACGCTCAAACAAGGTTTATCATGAGACCAGAACAAAAACGGTTGTTGAGCCCGCTGACGAAACAGACCCCGGTGCAGAAGGCGGTCAATCTGGCGGCGGTTATTTCATTGGCTTGGCCATTCTCCATTCCGCGGGTCTGGTTCCTTGCTTACTGCGAGACTTTTTCGGCGGTGCTTGATCCGCTTTCTTTGCACACGGCCTATGGACAGGCCGCTCGGGCGCAACAGACTGCTATGCCCGCCGTGCTTCGTGGATCATAGTGGCTGTTGGCGGGCTTGGGGTCTGGTTATGCTTCGAATGACCATTTTGTCTAGCCCCGGTTCCGCCGACCGCATTTTTGCCCATGAGCTGCTGCCGCGATGGCATCAGGGCATGTTTCCCAGCCGGCCAGAGCAGCCGCCAAGTGGGTATGGTTAGTGCCTGATTTCTCGGCAACCTAATTAAACTAAGAGATGCCCGGGCATCCGGCAGGATCTATTTGTCGGATGCCCGGCCTAATTTTCGGTCAAGGGAACTACGAAAAGAGTTGCCTCATTTGGAGCAACTCTAGATAATTATCACATCAACCCACCGGAGCCCGCCGCCATGACCGAACTGACCGCCAAGCAAGCCAAGATCGTCGCGCACATCAAAGCCGAAATTTTGAACGCCCGGTATGGCCGCACCGCCGGCAGCTATGAGATCAAAAGGTTCGAGGTCACCTTGCCGAGAGAGGGCAGCGACCTGGCATTCTTGATCGTCGAGACCGGGATGCGGAACGATGAAGGTACTTTGGCCGCCGTGCTTTGCCGGGACCGCCGGCACATCATGATCGGTCCGAACGGCGGTACCGAGCTGTTGAACGCCAAGAAAAAGGGCAGAACGATCAACCGCGGATTGTGGCACGTCTTGCACAATCTCGTCGATTGATTCAATGTGGTCATTGCTGTAACTACTCAGGAGATTTGCCATGAAACAGACGTTGCGTGAGAAATTTATCAAGGGTTTGCTTGCTCTCGGGTATCGCAAGGTTGCTTCGGCATCGTCGAAGTACGAAGTCTATACCCACGATTCAGCGGAGCGGTTTTTGTTTTTCTTCGTCGGAAAGTCGGGCTCTCTTCGGTTTTCAGCTTCCAGGCCGATCGCAAGCAGCATTCCTGCCAGCGATGGTCTCAAGGCCAAAATAATTGCCAAAGGAGAAGCAGCATGACCGCCGAAACCCTCGAATCTGTCAAGCGCCGCGTCCAGAAATTGCTGGCGATTGCCGAGCATGAGCGCAGCGACCCCAACGAAGCCGCGGCAGCTGCGGGCATGGCCGAGAGGATCATGCGGAAGTACCAGCTTGACTACGCCGACGTCATCATGGCCGCGTTGAAGAAAGGTGACGACCTGAGCACCGAAGACATCGTCTGCACCGCCAAGACGAATGGCACCAAGACCAAGGTGGTTTCGACCTGGGTCGGCATGATCGCTGTTGCGGTCGCCGAACTTACTGAGTGTGGTTGCAGAGCAAGCTGGACCGAAGAGTTCGAGGCGTGTGTCCGGTTCTTTGGATATACCGCCGACGTTCAATTGGCGAGTTGGATGCTCGGTTATCTTGTTGCGACAACGAACCGCCTGTGTGACGAGTACAAGAAAACGGACGAGTACATGATCGGCGGGCGCAGAATTCTCAACAGCTACCGGCAAGGGGTCAGCATTGGGATAACGCAAGCCATCAGAGCCTTGGTTGCCGCGAAAAAGAGCGAAGTTCAGACCAATGCTGGAACTTCATTGATGGTTGTCAAACAGGACGCGATCGCTGCCAAGTATGGTGAGTTCAAGACCCGTACTCCTAAGACCAAAGTCAGCCACGGTGAGTCTTTCTTCCAAGGTCTGTCGGATGGTCGGAAGGTCGATATCTCGCAGCGTCCGCTTCCTTCGGCGAAAGCAGCAGCCGGGCGGCTTGCCTAGGATCCACGATGCCCTGTCCAACAGTTGCTCGGGCAGGGCATCATTGCTTCGTGCTCACCGAAGGAAACATCATGGGACCGTTTCTTCTGGCCTTGCTGGGCCTTTTAGCTTGGGTGGCGCTTGGGATCTTTGTCGCATTTTGCATCAGCGCAGGAAACAGGGATGCCCGTCGCCGACTCTGATTCGCATCCGCTGACAATTCGAACGGCAAGTACGCCTTATGGTTGCTCAAACGGAGATCGCTCGGCGGAGTTTTATTGGGCTCCTGTTAGAATTTACAATCCGGACGGATCTTTTGAGATGGGCAGCAAGCCGATCAAACACACTATGTCTCGCGAGTGTAGGTATGACAAGTCGTTGATTGATCCGCGTTGCTCGGATTGTAAGCATCAAGGCACCGGCGAAGCTTATTCAGCCAGGATCTCGGCCGCTGTTGCCAAGCAAAAGTAGCCGGTTTATCCTTGAATAATGGATATTCCGAATGCAACCACGCCAAACCCAATCCGTCCGAAAAGGGGCACCGCTACACCTACGGAACGGACCAAGCATCTCCAGGCAGCTCTTCTGCGTGCAAGGCGAGATAATGCCGATCTGAACTATCAGCAACTTGGTGATATGTTCGGGATTACTCGGGCATACGCCAGGAAGCTGCTTCTGAAAGCCTTGCGGGAGATCATTCAAGAGCCGGCAGAAGAAGTCATCCAGCTTGAGCTTGCTCGTTTGGACTATTTGCAAACCGAGGTCATCAAAGTTCTGCAATCTTTCCACGTTGTCGTCAGCCAAGGCAGTGTTGTTCGGGACGTTGTTGAAGATGAGCACGGCCAACCAATCGTGGATATCAATACCGGACAACCCTTGACCAAGCGGATCGAGGACCACGCTCCAAAGCTCGCCGCCATTGATCGGGCGTTGAAAATCATGGAACGACGGTCTCGTTTTCTTGGGCTGGACAAAGTCCCGAACCCAGACAAAGAAGGTCTGACCGCTGAAGAGTTTGCTGCCAAGGTTCTGAAGACCGTCAGTCAGATTGACAAAGCGACCGGAGCATTGGTCTTGTTTCCGGAACAATGACGCACATCTATCCTATTGCCGACTTGAGGCCACATGTCTTGGAAGGCGTTGATTGCTGGTGTCGACCTAGGCTTGAAGATGGGCTGGTCATCCACAACGCAATGGATGAGCGTGAAACCTACGAACAAGGGCGGAAATTGCAATGACTGATCAAACGACTCCTTCGACAACGCCTCCGGTCCCTCAGCAATTCAGGCCACCGACCCCAATTGGTTGGAGTGATACTGATTGGATAAAGCACTTGCAGGAACGAAAAGGTGCCTAAGGTCATCGCTCCTGTTCTTGATTTGCCAGCTCGCTGGACCGTGCTTCGGCCGCATCTTGAGCAACAGCGGTTCTATCATTCTCCTTGTCGGTTCAATGTTGTCCCGGCCGGCCGTCGCTCGGGCAAGTCGGAGATTGCCAAGCGCAAGTTAGTTCGCGCTGCAATGAAAGGCGGGAACACTGGGTTGCCAGGTCGTTTTTTCGCATCGGCGCCGACTTATGGACAGGCCAAGCGGATTTACTGGAACGATCTGAAAATGCTGGTGCCCGACTGGATGAAAGCCGGGCGTCCGAGCGAATCTGAGTTGGTCATCAGGATGATCAACGGTGCCGAGTTGCACGTCTTCGGTATGGACAAGCCGGAACGCATCGAGGGCTCGCCATGGGACGGCGGCATCCTCGACGAGTACGGCAATATGAAGCCCGAGGCGTGGGGAGCTAACGTTCGCCCGGCCCTGTCAGATCGCAAGGGCTGGTGCGATCTGATCGGAGTGCCGGAAGGGCGCAATCATTACTACGAGGTTGCGCTTAAGGCAGAGGCCGACTTCAAGGCGCAGTATGTGCGGTCGAGTTGGGGTTACTTTCATTGGCCGTCCTCCGACATCCTTGACGCCGAAGAAATTGCCATGGCCAAGGAAGATTTGGATGAGCTGACCTTCCAGCAGGAGTATGAGGGTAGTTTCATCAACTTCGAGGGTCGGGCTTACTACGTCTTCGATTCACGGTTCCACGCTTCTCCGCTTGTGTATGACCCAAACCGGCCGATCGCCTTTTGCTTCGACTTCAACGTCGATCCTGGCGTTTGTGCTATTGTTCAAGAGCAGCAGCTTCCTTCCGATGAGTACGGAACAGGCGTCATTGGCGAAGTGTATATTGAGCGGAACTCAAACACCCCGGCAGTTTGCCGAAAGCTGATCGAGGATTGGGGCGATCACAATGGGCGGATTGTCTGTTATGGGGATGCTACCGGAGGCTCTCGCGGTTCGGCTAAAGTTCAGGGCAGCGATTGGGATCTAATTAAGGCGACGTTGAACCCGCATTTCGGACAGCGAATTTCCTACAATGTCCCAAGTGCTAACCCGCCCGAGCGAGCTCGGGTCAATGCCGTGAATTCTCGACTTATGTCAGCGGCCGGAAATATCCGCATGATAGTCGATGGGCAAAAGGCACCACATGTGGTCAAAGACTTGGACGGGGTCATCCTGCTGAAAGGCGGCAGCGGTGAAATCGACAAGAAAGCAACGCCGAAGCTGAGTCACATTTCGGATGGCCTTGGATACTATGTTGCCAAGGAATTTCCGATAATGCCTCAGGTAATGCAACGGATCGGAATGACGGGGACTTAGTGAGCTATGGGTGTCGAAACCACCAATCCTGAGTACGACAAATTTGCTTCCAAGTGGAAGCGTTGTCGTGACGCGGCCGAAGGTCAGGACGCTATTCACGAAGCCGGCGAGTTGTATCTTCCGAGACTGAAGGATCAGGACTGGGATGATTATTCGGCGTACAAGACAAGGGCAGGTTTTTTCAACGCTACATGGCGCACCATTGCGGGTTTGCAGGGCATGTTGTTCCGGAAACCTCCGGTCGTTACCGTGCCCGCCAGTGTGGAGCCTTTGCTCGATTCAGTCAGCGAAGACGCTCAGCCGCTTCAGATCTTTGCACTTGAAGCAGTCGAGGAATGCTTGACCGTCGGCCGTGCTGGCATTCTGGTTGATTACCCGGTGGTTGCGGAGGAGGGAGTTACTCAGGCAGATGCCATTCTGCGTAACTTGCGTCCGACTTTGTCGCTTTACGAAACTGAGTCAATCGTCAACTGGAAGAAAGAGACGATCACCTCTCAAGAAGTCTTGACGCGGGTTGTTTTGAAGGAAGATCGAACGGTAGTTGATCCGGACGACGAATTTTCCGAAAAAATCGAGCCGATTTATCGCGTTTTGGATTTGGTCAGCGGGGTTTATCGAGTTCGACTGTTTGTTCTTTCGTCTGCAGATGGTGAGCAGTTCGTCCAAGAGGGAGAAGACCTTTTCCCGAAGATGAACAACCAACCACTCGATTTCATCCCATTCTACTTTCTCGGGGTTGATGACGCCGAAGCCTGTCCGGACGACCCTCCGCTGATTGACTTGGTGGATCTCAATCTGTCGCATTACCGGACCAACGCTGATTATGAGCACGGTTGCCACTTCACCGGCCTTCCGACGGGGTGGATCACTGGGCATACGATGGAACAAGGTGAGAAGATTTACCTTGGTTCGCAGAACATGTTGGTTTTCCCAAGCCCGGATACTAAAGTAGGTTTTCTGGAATTTAGCGGCGCCGGTTTAAAATGCCTGTCCGACAATTTGGAACGCAAAGAGCGGCAAATGGCAATTCTTGGCGCTCGGATGCTCGAGAGTCAAAAGAAAGCGGCCGAGGCGACCGATACTGCCATGCTTCATCGGGCCGGCGAGGCTTCGTTGTTGGCAAGTATGGCCCAATCTATCAGCATCAGCATGCAGAAGGCCTTGCAAGTGTTCAGTGACTGGGCGGGTGGATCTGGCGAAGTGAACTTTGAGCTGAACCGCGATTTCTTTCCAACAACGATGGATTCTGCGCAGTTGATGGCATTGGTGCAGTCTTGGCAGTATGGGGCGATCAGCAAGGAGACGTTGTTCGAAAACTTGAAACAAGCCGAGATCGTCTCGGACAACAAGACGTTTGAAGATCAAGAGGTGGAGATTGCTAACGCGGCTCCGACTTTGGCAAGCGGTATGGGTTTGACCGGCCAAGCATAATGGCTCTTTCGCCGATCGAGCGGCAGATCGCCGATGACTTGCTGACTCATACCCTCGATCTGTTCCGGCTCGATGCCTCGCTTCGTCGTGGCGCACTCGACTTGCTTCAACAGCTGCAAAACGAATTGCGGACCAAACTCAGCCTTGGCAATCTGACCGCTTTCGACAAAACCGCTACCCAACGGCTTCTTGCTGAGACGTCGGCGATTATCGACAACTACTATCGGCAGATCAAACAGAAGTCTGACGAGGCGTTGAACGCCTTGCCCGAGGTTGAGGCACAGGCTGTTCGGGATGCCCTTGTGGGGGTCGGTTACGCCACGGCCCTCGCTCCTCCGGTTCATTTCGCCACGGCCATGACCGATGTCATGATTCAAGGCGCGCCAAGTGCTGAATGGTGGTCGAGACAATCTACAGATACTCAATTCCGATTCTCCAACGCAGTTCGGCGCGGCATTGTTCAAGGGCGAACCAACCAGCAGATCATCGGCGATGTTCTTGGACGCGGACCGGGACAAGGTATCCTCGAAGTGTCCCGCCGGAATGCAGCAGCATTGGTGCAGACCTCAGTTCAAACTGTGGCCAACGTTGCCCGCCTTGAGTCATTTGCTCAGAATGCGGACGTAGTCAAGGGCGTTGAACAGATTTCTACGCTTGACGGGCATACCACGGATATCTGTATTGCTTACAGCGGTGGGCAATGGGATTTGCAGGGCAAACCCGTCAACGGAACCAAACTTCCGTTCAATGGAGGCCCACCGCGACATTGGAATTGCCGTTCTTTGCTGGTGCCCAAAACCAAATCATTTAAGGAACTGGGTATCGATGTTCCGGAAAAGAAAAGCACGACTCGCGCAAGTGTGGACGGTCAAATCAGTGCCGGCACGACCTTTGATGATTTTCTGAAACGAAAAGGCCCGGCATTCCAAGACGAAATACTGGGTCCGGGCCGTGCTCAGTTATGGCGAGACAAAAGGATCACGCTTCAGCAATTGCTTGACCTGCACGGCAACCCGTTGAGCCTCGCGGAGTTGCGGGCTAAGTACAAAGTCGCTTGAATACCCAAGGTTAAACCCTTTCGAAAGGGAATTACATGAGATTGTTCGATTTAGCAAAGATTTCAAATTATCTCCAGATGGGAAATACCTTGGAGGTTATTCCAGAAGCTAACTCGGTTTTTCAACTGACGTTGTCTTTTGGGTCCGACTCGGTCGTGTTCAATGTGTCCGAATTAACTACGATACGTTAAGTAACTTGAAACAAGCATTCCACTCTAAAACAAGAAAAATGTAGATCCTTTTTCTTGCAAAAGAACCGCCTTCCTGCTCATAATATTTTTGTGATGGGACAACGTTGCGCCTTCCGATAAAGGTTTCCAAATGAAATTAACCGCCGGTTCAAGGATCACTGACGTTTTGACTCAGGGTTTTATTTTGACGGTTACGCCGGAATCCGGCACAACGGTCTCAGTAGAAGCCAGACAAGCCGGCGGCCCTTTGACGAAGAGCAATGTTTCAACGGCGACTTCTTTCGGCCCTTACGATGCCGACATCGAATACGCTGTCAATTTGCTGAGTGGATCTGCGGCGGAAGTTGCCGAATCTCAGTCAAGTTTCTCGTTGAATCAGATTACCAAGATCGTTGTCCTGACGGAAGCAGAGTACGCCGCCCTTGCCGTCAAGGATCCGACCACCGAATACCTCGTAGTGGCGAACTGATAACATGCCGGCCGTTTATGTAGGAAGTAAGGAAGTCGTTGCCCGGTACGTTGGTTCCAAGCCGGTGATATTTGCAAAGATAGGGGAAGACAGCTTCTCCGGCGTCTCACCGTCTGTCGGCCGTACCATGCTGGCTAAATTAACGTCCTCATTGATCTTGGACCAAGGTGCGGGAAGCCCGACTTTCACTCGCGCTACGAAAGCGTGGGGGTTGAACGAACTTGGATATCTTCGAGAAGTTCCGAGTGGTTGCGCGGTTTTTGAGGGAGCTAGACTGGTCAGGAACATGGTCCCCAGATCAGAAGTTGTGAATGCTGGATGGA